CCCGGTAGCTCGTCAGGCTCATAACCTGAAGGTCGTAGGTTCAAATCCTACCCCCGCAACCAATTTTCGCGTTGACCGCCAATGAGATACGTCAAGGCCCTGGATCGCCGTCCGGGGCCTTCGTTTTTCGTGTCCGCCCAGTGTCCGAAAAATGCGCGGCGATCGGCGCGCTCAAGAAGCTCCGCAGCCGCGCTTCCAGAGCCATGCCATCGCGCAGATCGCATTCCCATATGACCAACACGTCCCAATCGAGCGCGCGCAGCGCGGCGAGGTTGGCGGCGTCGCGCGCGACGTTTCGCTCGATCTTGGCCGACCAATAGGTTGCATTGCTTTGGGCTCGTCTCGCCCCACGTCTGCAATCGTGCCCATGCCACCAACAACCATGGACGAAGATTACTTTCCGCCGGCTGGGGAAAACCAGGTCAGGCCGGCCGGGAAGATCGCGTCGATGAAGGCGAAATCGAAACCCTAGGCGATGGGCTGTTTGGCGGACGACCAATTCCGGACGGGTATCTTTGCCCCGGACGGAACGCATGATCGCGCTGCGGTCCATCATTCCTCCGATTCGGAATCCTCAGTGGCTAGTCCAAGCAGCATTGCGTGATAACGCGCCAGTCGAGCAAAGTGCGCCTGCATCGCGCGCGCGACTTGAGATGAGTTCTTGACCGCGATGAAGTGTTCGACCAACTCGGCGTATCGACCTGCTTGCCGCGGAAGGCGCAGCGCTGGATCGCGCTTTTCCTTGATCTCGGCATCCGCCATCACCTGAACCACTTGGGCGGGTGCAGGAATGTTCATTGGCGGATTCGGTTTCGCCGGGACTTGCCCGTTCATTAGCGCCGACTTCGGATCGAACTCATGAAAGAGGGCCGCCTCAAGACGCGCCAGATCGGCGGGATCATCGACCGGGTAGGCTTGCACCCAAGCGATCTCCCAAACGTCAATTTGCCGGTTCGCAATGATGTCCGAGCGCGCCGAGGTCAGGTGCCGGCGCACGCGCGCGCGAATGCCGTCTCTGCTTTTCCCGACATAGACCGGAACGCCATCGAGATCACAGAGCACGTAGACGCCGATCTTCGTTGTAAGCGTCCGGACCGCCTTTTCACGGAATTCGAAATCTATCGCCATCGCCAACCGGAATCACTGTTCCGGCTGCATTATGACCGCTGAATCGGCGTCGGTCTCCCCGTTTCGAGCACCTTTATTCCACCCCGGCGAATGGTCGTAGAGCGCACGGTCTCCGTACCGACGTATCCGACCTCGAACTCAACCTCGTTGAGCCATCCGGCATCGCCGCCGAAAGCGTCAAACATCGCCTTTAATAGCCCAACGTCGTCCAGCTTGTGCGGGGCGGGTTTCGGGTTATTCCGCGGGCTCGGGATCGTTGCCGGGAACAGGTAGATGCAAGGTGGGGGAAGTTCAAATTGACCGACGGTGGTTAGCTTTTGCCCGGCCGCCGCCTTCGGACATGGTCGCCCGACGGTGCCGCAAATCCAATCCCAAACGACTAGGCCATCGACCTGTTGGGCGCGCGAAATGATCTCTGCGCTAAGGCGAGTGTGGATTCCGGACCAGACGTTGTGCCGCGGGTCGGCGCCGGGGTTCGAGCAAACCGACCAGATGATGAACTCCTGAACGTGCGGCGGCCGTTCAAAGATGTTCGTATTGTTGCCGTCGAGGCATCCCTTGAGCTCAATGCCTGCGAGTTTTCCGCTGTTGAGGCGCACCGTGTAGTCGTGGCGATTGGCCTCGCCGGCCGAGTCCCAGTCCTTGATGTGGCCGTTGTCCTGCATCCAGTTGAGCACGCGAGCCACGAAGTCGCGCTTCTCTCGCATGGATGCGGAGAACTGTCCGCGGATACGCTCGATCGCACCGCGAAATAACCCGCCCTGATAGAAGTCCTTCTCCTCAAGTCCATGCGCTCCGAGTTTGTGCGCTTCGGTCTTGAGCGTCTCGGAGAACTCTACAATGAGTTTCCGAAGTTGGTCATTGCGCTCGCAAGGGATCGAACTCATGCCGCAGCCTGATCGGCCGCCTCCCTCCAGCCGACGAGAGGCTCGATGATATAGTGCGCGAGGTGCCGAACGACCGGAACAACGACACCATCCCCCGTAAGGTGATAGGCTTCGTTATAACGAGAAGGCAGCCTGTAGTCATCCGGGAGCCCCATCAAGCGAGCAGTTTCCCGCGATGAAATCAATCGAGACCGCACACGATTTCCGTCCACCACGATGATCGTTTGACGGCTGGACCCACCCGCAGGCGTGCGGAGGCAGCCGGCTACATCATCGAACCGGACCTCGGCTCGTTGCACCTTGATCCCGTCTTCGTCGCGCCGAGTGCGCTTATAGACTCCACCGACCATCCGACGCCCCGCGCGCTTCGCGGCTTCGACCTTCGCCAGATTGATTGGGCTCATCATGCGCAGGAGCGCATTCGTCTCCGAGGCGGTATGCCAAGTAACGCTTTCGGGGCGCTCCTCGATCAATTCCGCGAAGGTGGTGTTCCGACGCGACGGAACCGGCATGTTCCACCAAAGCCACCCGTCGCACGCCTTACCCCGCAATCCATCCACAGCGCGGCGAAGGCCAGTCGTATGGAATGGTCCCAAGGGTTCCGGCGCCAGAAGCGAAGCGTCAACCTTCACGCTCTCATGAACGCCGATGATGAAAAGGCGCGGACGAGACTGCGGAACGAACAGCGCCGCGTCGATGACGAGCGCCCCATAGCGGTATCCCGCGTCGGCGAACGTCTTGCAGATCGCCGCGAAGTCCTTGCCGCCATGTGAAGTCAGCGTGCCGACAACATTCTCAAGAGCGATGACTTGTGGCGCGCGCCCGGCCGCGATCAACTCCTTCATCACATCCCAAAAGGGATAGAATGTGCCGCTGCGTTCGCCCTTCAAGCCGGCGCCTCCACCGGCCAGCGATAGGTCTTGGCACGGGAAAGAAGCCCACGCGAGATCGGCGTCAGGGAGATCGGCGGCGCTCACCTGACGAACGTCAGCCACAAGCAGCCGATCATCGACTCCCCAGTTCAGTTGATAGGTTGCCGCCTTTTTGAAATCGAAATCATTGGCGAAGACGCAATTCCAATCGGGTCCAAGCCCGGCGCGGACCATGCCGCCTCCTGCGAAGAACTCGTAGAATGTCGGCTTCCGCACGGAATCCCCCATGATTCGACCTCGAATCATACCATAATGCCGGCGAACCGGTTGATGATTTGTTCTCATCTTAACCTCCCCGTTTGACCAGGACCATCTCAAACCGAGATGCCGATCACCGCCAATAGGCTCTTCCACCGACGAATCACCGCACCGAGCGTCGCGCCCAGCCGAATTCCGGCCTTCCGGTGTCGTGCCGCCGCCGACCCGTTCGCCGGCGACCACCACCGCGCCTGGCGGCATGGACGGACGCGGCGATAGCGCCAGGACATACCGAAGGGGGGGAGGCCTTCCAGCCAGCGGGATCGCGCCGCGCCGTTCGCCCATTGGGCGCGAAGGAGCACGGCGGCCTTGCGCGTCGCGCGATCGACGCAGCGCGCGACGAACCGATCGGCGTATTTGTAGGGCGGGTTGCAGACGATGTTCGGAGCGCAGTCATCGACGGTGAAGAAGTCGCGTTGCCCGAACGGATGCCGATCTCCCGCGCCGCGATCATGGATGTCCATGCCGATCGTGTCGTAGCCGGCGTCCTTGGCCGCGTCGAGGATGCGACCGAGACCACAACAGGGATCGACGATCGCGCCCTCGAACTTGATCGCCGCGAACAAGGCGTCGTCGCACCACCGCGGTTCGACATACCAGTCGTCGGGATCGCGCGCCCAAAGATGGCTCTTTCGCTCGCGCTCGGCGCCGGATGGAAGTGCGTCCGTCATGCGTCGAGGAAAGCGCGCGAGCGCCCGTCAACCGCAGGCGGAAACGAGCGAAAACAGGCGGGAACGAATTGCGCGCTCTCAGACCGAAGTAGCGTAACGCCCCCGCTGACCTGCTCAGGAAGACTCGATGTCGTTGATCCGCTTCATGACAGCGCGGATGAACAAGGCGTGCTGGGGAACGGCATCGCCTTGAGGGGGCGCCATCATCGCCGCCATATCGTCCACCAAGTCTCGACCGCTCCTCTCAAGAATTTCCAGCGGTCGGCCATTGGCTCGAAGATCGCCGCTTGCGATGCGTTGGATTTCTCCCACGTCCAAGGGCTCGATCTCACGACTCAAAATTCGAAGCTTCTCGGCCGCTGGAAAGTCGCCCACTTCCGTATAACCGGGCGGCAGTCCCAGCGCCGCCTCTACATCCGCGAACGTGTAACCGAGAGCCGCCATGCCTTCCTCCGTGAAGGCGCGGCCGGGGCACGTATGAAAGGGAAACGTCTCGACGCAACGGAGTAGCAGACTGCCGAGCTTGACCAGATGCGCCGCACAGCAGGTGCCGATGTCGCGCCCCACGAGCTCCGGTGGAACCGCATGTGGACGCCCCACGAAGCGGTAGGTCCAGCCGCCATCCAGACGGGAGCCGCCGACGAATGAAACCGGCCCCTCCTTCTGCGACACATTTCGGAGATCGGCGAAGAACCGCATTGCCGCATCCGACTTCATCCGCTCCCGTTGGAGAGCGTACCAAGCCGCGAAGTCGGGGACGCTTGCCATCGCCTTCTGAAGCACGAACGACACGCTGCGACTGGCGGAAAGGAAGGCGTTCAACTCGAACTGGAATTCGAGGCCGCCGGAACCCACCAAGCCACCGAGGAAGTATTCGGCCTCAAGGAGCCGTTCCAGCGGATGGCGAAGCGTTGTAAATCGATGCGGCATCCCGGCCTCCCGTCAGGAAGCCGCATCATATGCCCGACTCGGTAGAAGGCACCACCGCGTCGGCCGTCTCGCTACCGGGCACCCTTGCACGCCCGCACCGCGTCGCGGAGCGCGACATAGTCCGCCACCGCCGCCGGCCAAGCCGCGCCGGCGGGCGCCGCCGCCACTTCGTCGGCGAGGCGGTTCCGGTAGAGCTGACTGTAGGTCTTCAGCGGGAGCAGGTCACAACTCCCGCCCACTGTCGCGCAGCCGCTCAACAAGAGCGTCGCGATCGGAAGGAACATCAGCCTGCGCATCTGCAATCCTCCTGGCGGCTTCGAGTTCGGCCTCGGCGGCGGCCTCCCTGGTGTCGGTGACGCCCTGCCGCCGGCCGGCGAGCCAGATCGCCCCGATCGCGACAGCGATCAGGGCGATCAGCGCCACCGCGGGCCAGACGATCATTTCGCCGGCGTGCCGGATTCGGGCCAGAGCACATGGATCAGGCCGATGGCCGCGATGCCGAACGTGATGATCGCGTCGGTCAGCGACGGGTCGAGAGTGACGCCGAACGCGCCGACGAGGGCGATGAGGCCCTGCCAGGTCGAACGTTCGCTCAAGCGTGCGATGATGTAGTCCATGACGTTTCTCCTGTGAAAAAGCCCGCCGGAATGGCGGGCGGGTGAAGGGTGGGAAGGGAAGGCCGATCAGGCCTCGTTCAGCGACAGGGCGCCCGTCGCGTCGAGATGGATCGGGCGCACGTTGGCGGGCCGGACGCGATAGAGCGGCCGGCGCGCGGCATAGAGGCGGCCCTTCGCGATCCGCTCGATGCAGACGCGATCCGACTGGTTGCCGCCGAGGCAATGGAAGGCGTCGCGATCCTCGCCGACGTAGAGCGTCACATGCCCGCCGCCGCTGCGCGTGAAGACGAGCACGTCGCCCAGCGCGGGGGCGTCGGCCTTCGCGCCGAACGCCGACCACGAAAGCGCCCACAGCGGATGCGGCGGCGGCTCCTTGCCGGCGCGTTTCGCGACCACCGCCATGAACAGGCCGCACCATGGGATGCTGTCGGCCTTGTAGACATCGGCGACTTCGCCGCCGACTTCCTTCGCCCAGGCGACGATGGTGGGGTTGTTCTTCGCGCCGGGCGCTTCGAGTGTCCCGTAAAGCTTGAGCGCCTCGACAAGCATCTTCGGGCCGGGCTCGCGCGCGAGCCAGCCATAGCGGGATGGCAGCATGTTATGTCTCCTGAAACGACAAAGCCCGCCGGGATGGCGGGCTTCGTGGAAAGGCGGGTCTTGTGGCTGGGCTATTCGCCCGGCATGTGACGTTGTTCGATCACGCGGTCGATCTTCTTCTCGATCTTCTCAAGGTGGGCCATGATGCGGCCCTCGACGTCCTTGAGATAGGAGACCGATACGAAGCTGGTCGCCACCGTGAGTTTGTAGCTCGCGAGATCGGCCGCGAGGCTCCGCAGGGTCTTGTCCGTCTCGTCGCGATCGCGGAACCGCAACCAGAAAAGCGCGCCGACCAGCGGAATGCCGATCGTCGCGATCCACCATTGAAGGTCCATCGTCGCTCCTTGCTGCCCTCGGCTTTCACTTCTTCCCGAATATCAGGACGGTTCCGGCCGAGAACTTGCCGTCGCCGGAAACGAAAAGGCGAAGCGCGTTATCCGCCTCCGCCGCGGTTCGCGTCGAGATGATCGGGACTACGCCGCCCGCTCCGTTGATCGCGAGGAAGCTCAGTCCGTATGTCGCGCGCGCGGACGAATTGAAGTCGAAGAGGTGAACGATGATCGCGGCCACTGCGGCGCTCGAAAAGGTGCTGTTTCCGATCACGAACAGCGCCGAGCTTCCGCTCGCCGTTCCGTATCGCTGATAGTTGCTGGCGCTGTTGAAGAACGTCGCGCCGTTGTCGGCGCTCAACAGCATGTGGAAAATCTGATTCGATGCGCTGTTGTGCTGAAGATTGAAGCCGACGACCATCAACTCGCGGTAGCCGCCCAGCCCCGTGAAGTCGATCGACGCGACATCCGTCGTGTGCGTCCACGACGCCACGGGCTCGCCCCATGTGCCGCCGCCGCCCGGCATCGAAACCCTGCCGGTCGCGGCGTCGATGACGAGCGCCTCCGTCCAGCTCGATCCGTCCGGCGATACCTTGAAGTGAAAGTTGTCGTCGCCGGTGAGACCGATCTCGGCACGACCCGAGAAATTGTTCTGGAACAGAAACGACGCGGTCTTGCCGGCGTCCTCCTTGCTTAGCTTGTAGCGCAGACTGCCGTCGCCGCCTTCGGCGACGGGCTTGGCGACGAACAGCGTGTTGTTGAGCCTGGCCGAAAGCGGATTCGTCTCGTCGGCCGTGGTGCCGACGCCGAGCAGATCGAGATTCTGCAATGTCGTGCCGGTCGAGCCGGACGCCGCCTGCCAGGCGCTGCCGTCGAACACCAGGAGCGCCGACTGGCCGATGTCCCATGCAATCCATCCCGCCTGGGGGACGATCTTCGTCCACGATCCATCGCGCGCTACCGCGATGTTCAAATCCCAATCGGTCCACGCGCCGGTCGCGCCGGACGCGGGTATGTAGCAATCGCCGTCGGAAGGCGAGCTGGGGGGCGCGGTGAGCGACGAACTCAAGACGGAAAGCTGCACCACCGCGTCGAGGATATTGAGTCCTTCGGCGTGCGTGACTTCCTTCTGCGCCTGCCCCTGCGTGATATAGGGCAGGCCGAGTTTTGGCGTCATGTCGGTCATGTTGAGCTATTTCCAGAGGATGGCGATGCCCGGCAGCCCGCGGCCGACGGTCGCCGAGAGTTGATAGACGCGGACGTTCAAGGAGGTCTGGGCCGATCCGAAATCGGCGGTCTGCTGCGCGACCGTGTAGGTCGCGGAGGGAGCGTCAGCCGAAATCGTGCGGACGACCGCGGCGCCATTCATGATGTCGATCTCATAGCGCTCATTTTCCTCGTTGAGCGGCACGTCGGCGCCGTCGGCCCATACGCCGCCGAACCGCGTGCGCCTGATCCAAGCGATCTCGACGTCACCGGCCTCGTTCCATTTTCCGACGATCCGCACGGGCGACCACGGCATCAGGCCGACGCAGCGCGCGGTGAAGGTTTCCTGCTGCCAAGCGACATCCGAAGGATCGAGGCTCGAAGGCCCCCACTTGTAGAAGCGGGCAACGCCGCGTTCTGAAAGCGCCGCCTGTATCTGCGCGACGGCGCGATCGAGCACGACGACGCGGGCGCCGGCGGCGACCGGCGAGCGCATCGCGTGCTCGGTGCCGAGCCGGCCGCGCAGGAGCTTCGTGAGGTCGTAGACGCCGGCATCGACAAGCGTGGCCGTGCAGAATTGCACTATTTCCCAATCGCCGTCCGCGTTCTTGATCGCCAGCGCGTTGGCCCGGCCCGACAGGATCGTTGCCTCGTCGAGGCTCGCGAGTTCGCCCGAGTAGAGCTTCACGCGCAGCGTATTGACTCGATCGAAGTAGTTCGTCGGCCCCGACCAGAAGTCGAAGACGGTTTCGCCGATCGTGGCGCGCACCGGAAGGATGGTATCGAGCGCGTAATCGGCGCCGGTCGCGCTGTCGAGCAGCGTGACGCCGGCGAAAGGCGTCGCGGAAGCCACGACGTAGGGAGCGAAGCCCACGTCGCTGTCCCGCAGCATCGGCAGGTCCATGAGTTCCAGGATCGCGCGGCCATAGACCGGCGGGGGCTCGAACACCGGCGGTTTCAGGCCGGGAAGCGGCGGCGCATAGACGGCGCCTTCGGACCGCTGCGCCTCCATCGCGCGGGACCAGGAATCGGTGATGCGTGTGACGCGGAATTCGCGGGAGCGCCCGCCGATCGTTGCGCAGAAACTCGCCACGAAAGCGCCGACGAGTAGTGACGCAAAGGCCCAGAGTGAAAAGCTTGCCGCGGCTTTGCGTGCAGCGTCGGCGGTTTCGCGGGCCTTTTGCTCAGCCTCTCGTACGGACTGTTTGGCTTGTTCTTGGATCTGTGTCAGGCGTTGTTGGGCCGTCGACTCATCGACGCCGGCGCGTTGAGCAATCAGCTTGACGAGGTATTGTTGGTCCGCGTCAGACAGTTTGCCGTTAGCGAGACTACGGGCAAGGATGCGTGACGTCTCTTGTCGAACATCGCCTTGCGCCGTCGCTACCAAAGGATCATTGGGACGTAGCAGCGCATCGGTGAAATAGTCGAGGGAAAAACGATCCGCGCTTCCTTGAGCAGCCTGCCCAGCCGTCGCCACGACGGCTCCCACGCCGGCGCCCATGGCGGTAGCGCCTGCTTTCGCGGTACCTGATATCACAGACGCAATGGC